CCAGGTTGGAGGAACTGTACTTTAGAAGAAGCTGACTATTGGGGGTTTGACTTAGTAGGTATTGCGCCTGTTCGTAATAAAGGTGTTACACTATACGAAGCTAGTGTTCCTCATGCACCTTATATAAACGACTCTATTGACTACAGATGGTCACATACGTTTGCTTATAGTTTTGAAAAGGTTGAGCTTACGTTAGGAAATCTTGGACTGTAAATCTTGTTCTCTATCTAAATTATGGTCTTGTGTTTGAGTTGATCCAAACTCTAAACCCATCCTAGGACGACCGTCCCATTTTAAATCAGTACTATCTCCATTAGCATCAACATATTGCAAGAACGCTTGTATTTGCTCTTTGCCTCTAAAGCCGCCTTCTCGCCAATGTACTAAATCTCTACCAGGATATATTAACATATCGCCTACATCTAACTTAAACGTATTAACGTCTTTATTCGGGCGTTGTACGCAAAGCTCCCAGTCGTGTGTGCTATCTTTTTCAATACACACACTAACAGTATACTCGCTACTACGCCTGTCTAAATGCTTGTCTAAACGCCCATTAAAGCGATATATGCGCCCATATGTATAACTAGGTATAAGAGTACGTCCTAGTATTTTTTCTAATTTAGGCTGTACATGTAAACTAAGTGTTTCTAAACACAATGGCCCATACCAACTAAAACTTTCTTCTTGCCCTGGTTCTTTTCCTAATGCAGGATTAGCATATGATATCATATCATCTAATAAACGCATTTCTTGTGCAACAAATCTACAAACTTCTTTATCAACAATGTTTTGTTCTACAAATGCAAAATCTTTTTCACTAGTATATGTCATAGTAACGGTATTAAACTCCATTGATCGTAAGGCCTGTCAGGATCAGTATGTATATCATAACCTAATGTAATTCTAGGTTGATCAAAATGCTCATCAACTTCTACTTTGTGCATTCTATGTCCTGGACCTATGTAAATATTTCCTATCTCATTTTTAATATCATATCCTTCAAACACCGTTCTAGTGTTTTTTGGATCTATACTTATATATCCGTGATATGGCCAATCATGTCCGTGCCAATCTAAAACTTGATCAGTAGTATGAAAATTTAACCAACTCTGAATCCATAGTGGTTCGTCGTGTCCAACATATTCACGCACAGTATTTCGTAACTCTTTATATAAATTATACCAAATAGGACTAGGACTAGTTGCGGCAAATACATTATAAAATCTATATCCCCAAGTACTATCTTTGTCAGGAAAGTCTTTTACAAATTTAGCATGTACATAGTGACACTCTTCAACAAAGTAACTGTGATGATCTATAACAGTTTGTGACTTATGTACTTTCCAATCCATTAAAATATTTTTCCGTAATTAATATTTAAAACTACTCTATACGGATTGGTTTTACAAAAACTACTAGTATGATACTGGTGTCCATCAAATATAAGTACTCGACCTTTTTTAGGAGTAACACGTTTTTTAACTGTAAAGTCCATATCTAACATAGTTTTAATATCTAACTCATGATCAAAATCACTAGTACGTTGTTCAAATATATGTGTATCACCGTCACTGTCGTTTACATAATAAATTGCAACCCAATGCGGATACTCACTATCAATATGTGGTAAATGATGATCTTTGGAACTTGTTGTATTAGCTTGTGTTAAATTAAATCTAGCACGTTCTAATACGTCATAATCAAATAGTTTTGTATCGCCTATTGCAAGTATTAATGGATGAATAAATTCAAAAAAAGGACTAACTACTTTTCTATCTTCATATAAAAAGTGATTGTGTCCGACATGATTTATTTCTTTATCTTCATTAAATATTTGATCTGTAACTAGGTGCTTATTAAAGTACCAAGGAAATTTGTTTTCAGTTACACGTTGTTCAATCATGTTTGCATAACTTTTAGTTATTATATTATCTATAACGAAAATATCATCAGCCATTAAACTCTACCTTTGCATAAAATACTAGTGTAAGTCTACTATCTTCTAATGTAGATCCAAAGAAGTTATCAGGTGCATGCCATACTCTAGGATCAAATATCACACATCTATTAAAAACATTTTCTACTACAGCATTACGAGTAAACCCATTTCTATGTTCATCTCTTTCATCACTAATAGCTAAACGCTGTTCATTGTCAAACTCAAAACAATCACGACGTATTAGTGTATGTATTTTATCACCCATTGGATCTAATTGATCATCATAGAAACTTGTACCTGAGCCTAATGGAGCATTTTCATTTAGGTATACAAGTCCTGCTAAGTTAATACTAGGATCGTCATCATGTATCCATCCTTTTACAAATTCTTCGCCAACAATATGATATCTTACATTTAACATATGAAAGCCTACACACTTTGGTACTGCTTGCTCTAATTTTTTAGCAAACGCAAGAAAGGAATCTTCGTCAATTTCATTTAACGGTAATGTGCGTGTTCCAGGAAATACTTCGTGCTGTGCTGGACTATATTCTTGTGCTAGTCCAAAGTTTCTCCATTGTTTAGGTGTATCAAGAAAATCTTCAATTACTCTTAAAGGAAGATACGGATACTTTATACGATCTTTTCTATTCATTACAAAAAAATACCAATGTTAATCTACCATTCTCTTTTGTAGTTCCAAAGAAATTATTTGCACTATGCCACATTCTAGGATCAAATGCTATAAGTCTATTGAATCTATTTTCAACAACTACAGAAGGTGTAAACTTACTACGCTGTTCTAATCTATACTTTTCAAACGCTTTATGATCAGCATCTAATTTCATATCAGACACAAATGCATCATCGTATATATCTGTACTGACATCGTCTTGTTGCATATAAGTTGTGTTACCTGAATCAGGTTTAGGATAAGGAGTTAAAAATACTATACCTGCAAGAACATGAACGGAGTTATCATCATGCACCCAACCTTGACCCCATTCTTCACCAATAACTTGTAACGAACAATCAATATCACTAAAGTCCTCAAACTGTGGATATAATGCAAGAAGTTTACTTTTTAATAAGTCAACAAGTTCTGTATTTAATTCGTCAAGTAACTTGGTCCTAATGCCAGGCCAACTTCCTCTTTCGCCTTTAAAAAACTCTTGAGCCATAGTCCAATCTCGCAATGTTTGCGGCATCTCAAAAAAGTTATCAACTATTAATTGAGGTGCTAATGGTTTGGCTCGTTTGTTTTTAAAGTTATGCACTGCGTTTGCCTTTAAAATTCATTGTTAGTACAATACGTGTGTCTCTTATTTTTGGACATGTACTAGCGTGATATCTACCACCATCAAAAATTATTGCTGAATTTTTTATTGGCATGCTTCTTTCAGCAACTTGATATCTTTCTGCTTTTTCTCTTTGATGAAATATTATTGTTTCGCCATCTGTATCATTTAAATAAAAACATGCTGTGTAATGATCTTCACCTGGAAAGTCTACATGTGGCTCATTATGTGCATATGCTTGACTTGGAAAATTATATCTAGTATTCATTAAAAATCCTAAACGAAGTCTAATTACTTCTTCTAATTCTATGTCAGCTTTCCAACACATTCTATCTAGTACTGGTTTAAACTTTTCTAAATATGGTGAAGCTTCGCCTGTGTCTCTATGAAATAGTAGGTGAGCAAATCCTGGAGTAGGTGTTGTAGGTTTTCTACCATTTTCCCAAGTTATATCAGGCATGTAATGCCAGTCAAATTTTACATCAGTAACAGTATCCCATAGGTCTTTTAAAACCTCGTCATCAACGATACCAGTTTGTTTTATAATATCATTTGTTATCATATCATTCTCCTTAAATAGTATAATAGTTTCTATCAACGGAATTGTCTATTGGATCTGTTGGAAATCTATTCCAACAAGGAATTGATAATGAAATCCTTTGTTCGTCCTTAGGCACTGCAACATGATATGCTCTACTAGGAATGTATAAAACATCTCCTGGTTCTAACACTACATCAATTGCAGTATCTAACATATCTTCCGTTAATTGATTATTCATTGTGCCTGTTTTATACAAGTAACTAATTCTGTTATTGAATACTTTCCATATAGTTTTGCCTTCAATTTGACAAATAAAATTAGCAGGATAGTCTTCGTGTATGTTAAAAGATTTGGTTCCTTTAGCTTTGCCACAATATAAATGTGCGGCGGCATTAACATCAAATATATTTTCTATAGTACCTAGTAAATGATTTACAGTACTATTATTAAATCCATAATTTGTTATTATAAGAGTATCACCATCTTTAACACAATTTGCAACATAGCGTTTGTCTTGTACTAGTTTATCTGTTACCCAAGACTTTTGCGAACACGGTATGTCTTTCTTCATACTGTCTTTACCAACAATTTCATAATTATAAAATTGCGGATTGTTTATACACTCTTCGATAGTTTTCCAAGAAGCAATATGTTCAATTTCTTTATTCATTAAACCTTTAAAGTAATGAGGCTTATCTTCAAATAATAAATTTGTTTCATTTACTATTACTTGTCCTAAATTATCAAACATTTACGACCCTCATATTAAACGACATTGACACTCTATCTTCTTTACTAGGTGTTGGCATTACTGCGTGTTGTAAGAATCCTGGAAACATAACTAGTCTTGCTTCTCTAGGCTGGTATCTACATGTTGCTCCACTAATAGCAGTATGTTGTACTATTGGTGCCGCGCCTGATATTATATATTCTTCATGTGAATTCCTATAAAAAATAATCTCACCTGAACTTTGAGGTACGTCTATATAAAAAGTTCCACTTATAAATGCTCCTGCATGATTATGCACTTGATTAAACGCATTATCATTATTACTGCTAAACCACATATTACTTATTTTTAGTTGTGTACTAGGAGCATAACCAAAGTCTTGTATACACTTTATACTTTGCTGTTCAATAAATTTAGCAAATTCGTCTGTTGCAGTATGATCGCCTATAAGTATATCATTACTTTGCCATCCGCCAAAATTACTCATTTGTCTTCCTTTGTCTGTTTCTTTAATATTAGAACAGAGCGCACGAAGAGGTTCTAAATTAATAGAAGTATCTTGCCACCATATAGGTGTTGGAAAATAATAATCTGTATTCATCACATATATACTTATTTGTTGTGCTATCCAACATTAACAGTCATGACTATTCTATCATTGTCTGTTGTGTTTGGCTGTGTGCGGTGTTTGAGCCAACCAGGAAATATTAGTATATCTCCTGTTACTGCTGGAACTTCTTTCCACAATTCTTTTTCGTGTATAATTGGAGTATGTGCTTTATGATATTCTAGTGGATCTCTAAATTCTATAAATCCACTGTCTTTAGGTAATTGTAAGTAACAAGTAACTACTAGTTCAGTATACGCATGTTGATGTTCAATAGTTTGTCCTGTATGCTGATGTCTATTAAACCAAGAATTTATATAACCAGGGTTCTTATTAAAAAACTGATGGTTCATTGCATTCCATACTTCAGTTAACGGTACATTTAACCATTGAAAAAAATCATAGAATGTTTTGTCTTGCCATTCATGCGGTGGCCTTGCTTGTTCGTGCAACGTTGAAGTTGATTGCCCTACTTCTAATGCCGAAACATTAGGAGTAGATTCAATACATGCATTTACTGAGTCTTTAATTAAAGGCCAGTTAAAGTCATAGTGGTACTTAAATATGTAGGGCGGAAACGGATTTACTATATTATCCGTCGACGGTATTGGTTTGTCCTGCATTTGCAACAAAAGTATCCTGTGCTAATTGAAGGCCCATAACAACACCTTCCATTTTCGTGATATCTTCTACTAACTCTAATCTCTTACTAAAGTCAATATTAGTAATTCCATAAGGGTTTATTTTTTGATCGCTTAGATCTTCTTCTAATTTTGCAAGCTCTTCTTTTCTTGCAGTAAGGTCTGCTTCTACGCTTTCTTTTGCTGCCGTTAGGCTGTCATAATAATCTGCCATTTTTATCTCCTATGTTTATACTTATTTAAAATATTTCTAACTCGTTGTAGTCTAGACTTTAACGAATCTTTTCTATGAAAACTAGATGACATACAATAATTAAATCGTTTCTCTACATCTATGTCTTTTTCAGTAGCATCAGTAACATCTAAATCAATTCCTGATGCATTTAACCAAGAACGCTGTACAGGAATGTACTGCACTAATGGTGTTCCGGCTTCTACGTATGTTGTACCATTTAATACTTTCCAGTATAATTGTACATTTAATACGTGTGCATATCTAGGGTCTATTACACCGTGTGCCGCTACAAATCTACTTTCATTGTTGTATGTGAAAGGCATTTGTAAAAGCATTATATCATCGGAGCATTCAAAGCGCCATGGTGTATCTAATTTTATTACAGTATGTAACGTATCTTGTTTATTGTCAAGTGTTGGTATTGTTTGTACTTCATTATGATGATTTACGTATGACGGATTATCATCTTTTTCATGACTAAACTTTGTAGGCTCTTGCCACTGAAAGCTAGATCCATCGCCGTTTGTGTGTATTGAAAAGTCTGCAGGAGCGCATAATGTGTATCCTGCACCAGTCATTAATTTTATACCTGGGCAATTTTGTGTGTATGTTTGTTCAGGATCATCTGTAGTACTAGTTGTTCGCATCCAGTCGCGTCTAAAACTACTAGACGGTTTAATAGGATATAAATCAGCTACACCTTTTTCAAGACTATAAAATCTTATCCAAGGCTTACTTTTCTTGAATAGCATATTTGTCTACACCTTTATATATTTGTTTTAGTAAAAATTTATAATGTGAAGGTAACTTACTAACTTCTTCTTTAACCCAAGATTCATACTCTTGATGTAGTTGTCTTATTTCTTTTAAAGGCTCAAGTTTAGTAGGATGTATCATTTCTTTTGTTGAAATAGGTTTAAATCCCATGCCAGCGGCAATGAACAACGGAGCAATAAAACTGCTATCTACATAAGTTTTTGATATAGTAACACTGCCAATAAGATTAGGATATTGACTGTTTTTTGATACGTAATCATTAAAATAATCTGGATAATATTCGTGCTGATCAGTACAGTATCTCCAGTACGGCGTATCATCTCTTGTTGACAAACTATAGTGTGTAGATACAAAATCTCTAAACTTTAATACTTCGTTTTCAACTGCATAATTAAAGCCTTCTTTTTCTGTTCTACTTACAAACCCATTGCGTCTATTTAATATTTCAACAACTTTAGTAATATTTTCGTGTGTAGTTAGTAGTCCGGTAGACTCTAACGGTTCTACAAATCCATAACTAAGTCCTACACCAACTACGTTATTGATCCAGCCTCTTTCACGTCTTCCGTGACGCATTTCAATGTGATGCATTTCTGCATTTTCAGCACGTTCCTTAGATCCTGTAGTTTTTAAATGTTCGATAAATTCTTGCTTTGCTTCTTCTTTTGAAAGAAACTTAGACGAATATACATACCCAGTACCAATTCTACTCCATAAAGGAATGTTCCATACCCAACCCGAACTTAATGCATGACAGTCTGTATAATTGTGCATTTCTTGTTCTCGGTCTTCGTACGGTATACGACATGCCCATGCACTATCATTAAATAAATGTGTATCAAAACTTTTAAACTTTGATCCCATCCAACCTTCTAGCATCATAGATTTAAAACCTGTACAATCAATCCATAGATCCGCTTTTATAGTTTTACCGTTATCTAATCTTATTGTATCAACATAACCTTCATCGTTTTTATGATAAGAAACTACATCACCTACAATGTGTTCTACGCCTGCAGGTATAGAAATATGTGTTTTTAAATAGTCGCCAAACTTTTGTGCATCAACGTGGTATGCTGTATCCCACTTAAAGTTGTAATGTCGAAATTTATTTGTTGCATTTCTAGTTTGTTTATTATAATCTGATATGTATGTAGGTACTGTTGCATAAAACTTAGCAAACGTATCAGAAGTAAATTCGTCTGGATATAATGCGGCAAGTTCTGACCATGTATTAACACCTTCTTTATTAGTATAATCTAATCCGTCACTAAAGGGGTATTGAAAACTAGTACCGTCATTGTTTTTAAAATTAGTAAAGCGTATGCTATTTTTATATGTAGCATCACAGTGTGACATCCAATCTTCATCGTCTAAACCTAAATAGTCTAAAAACAAAGTAATTTGACCAAGAGTGGATTCGCCTACTCCTACTGTTTTAATATTAGGTGATTCAACAAGTTTTACATTAATATGGGGACATAGTTTTGCTAGGGCGGAAGCTGACATCCATCCTGAACTGCCACCTCCAACTATGCATACTGTTTTAGTTCGCATCAATATCCTTGTAAATATTGTCTCTTAAATATTCGTATGTACTTGGCAAGCCTTTAACATATGTTTCTAACTTTTTAAAATTATCTTGATATGCGTCTTTTATTTTATGAAGATGTTTTACATCGCCTCTGTTTTTAACATATACATATTCAGGAGTACTAACTGGTTTTACTCCTAAGCCTGCGCCAATAAAATTAGCACCTTGATCAATATCAAGCATTACATGTTCTTGAATAGCGCCAAAGAAATTTTCTATATTAGCATTTCTAATCATTCTTGGACCAAGTATAGTTGGAGCATATTGATTCTTTTGTGTAGCCCATCGCCAGTAATTTGTATCTGTTCTGCCACTTCCTGCATAATGCATAGCAACAAAATCTCTAAATGTAAGAACATTTTTTTGACACATTCCGTTAAATGCATCACGCTCAATTTGAGTAGTATAGCCTTCTCGTCTATTTAACGTGTCGACTAATTTAATAATATTTTCATGTGTAGTAAGAAGTCCTGTTGATTCTAAAGGTTCTACAAATCCATAACTAAGTCCAATACCTACTACATTTTTTGACCATGCTTTTCTTCTATAGCCATGCTTAATTGGAATATAAAAAGGTTCAACAGTATCTAAATCAATATCAGGATAACGCTCTTTTATGTGTTTTAAAAATTCTCTTAGAGCTGTGTTTGGTTCTACAAATCTAGTACTAAACACATACCCAGTACCAATTCTATCCCATAAAGGAATATTCCATACCCATCCATTATCTAATGCTGTACAATCAGTTACATTTTCTAACTGATTTTCTCTATCTGTATATGGAATTCTAACTGCCCATGCCGCATCATTTGCCAGTTTATCTTCAAATGTCTTGAACTCTTCGCCCATCCATTTTTCTAATAACATTGATTTAAAGCCTGTACAATCTATCCATAAGTCTGAGTATAGTGTACTTCCGTCTTTGCACAGTATTTTAGTAATGTTTTCTTTATCATCTACATCGTAAGAATGTATTGTGTTTTCAATAATTTTAACACCATTTGGTATACATATAGTTTCTTTTAAATATTGACCAAATAACTGTGCATCTAAATGATAAGCTGTATCATTTGCAAAGTCATAATTTGGACCTAAATTTCCATTAGCATTATTATCTTCTTTGTTATACATTGCTAGTAATGTATTAGACGGAGCATACATTTTTGCAAAACTTGTGTTGTCAAATTCATCTGGAAATAGTGCGGCAAGTTCGCCCCAATCATTTAAACCATTTGGAGTATACGACCAGTCAAACCCTGATATAAATGGATATTCAAAAGACTTGCCGTCTTTCTTTGCAAAGTTTGTAAAGCGAATACTATTCTTATATGTTGCTTTACATGCAGGCATCCAATCTTCATCTTTGAGCCCAAGAAGCTGTAAATATGTATTAAAATGTCCAAGCGTAGATTCGCCTACTCCTACTGTAGGAACATCTTTTGATTCAACAACTGTAACTTCTAAATGTGGACAAAGTTTGCTTAAAGCTGCCGCGCTCATCCATCCTGAACTGCCACCGCCAATAATAGTAACTGTTTTAATTTTCATGTAAGGCTCCTGTATACTAGCAAATATTTATAGAAGTATAGACTTGCAGAGGCGAGAAAAGAGTGCATAACACTCTTCTCTATTTTAGTATTCTATTCTACTCTAAATGTTGGGCCAGTTGCTGTCCAAGAATCGTTTAATGGTCCAGTTGCTTTATATAAAGAATCAGTTACATCGTATGTCATTGTAACTTGTGAATCATATAACTCAACAACCATATTATTGTTCTTTTCAAAGCTAACTAAAGGAACACTTGCGTCTTTACCCTTGTTTACATTATGAATGTTAACAGGACTAATTGCTATTAATGTTGGCATTATGCTTCCTCCCCTGGTTGAACGTCTATTGGTTGACCTTCCATTCCTGGCCAGTCATCACAATGTACCCACGGTGGATCATCTTCAGTTCCTAATTTTGGAAGTTCATCTGCTGATGGTTCCATTACAGCCATTACAGCCATTTGTTCCTCAGGACTCATTGTTTCAACACTAGCGTCTGGTGCGTCTAATGTATTTTTAACTAGTGTAATATGACTTGCCCAAGGACCTGTTGGACTTAGTGATCCAGTGTCTTGTAGCTCATGATATATCATGTCTAGTTGTGCTTCAACAGTTCCGTATGCAACTTTTCTTGCAACTTCTTTGTCTGCCGCTGGTTGAACTCTTTCAACCCATATTGACTTGCCTACTGATGGACTAAATTCTAATGTCCAATCAAGTGTTACTTCGTCGGGTGCGTTGACCCACGTAAATTTTGCATCCGGTCCGTTATAAATCGGATACTCGTCTCCAGGTTCTTCAATTTGATGTATGAACCCTTGAAACCCTACTAATACTTTTTTCATTTTATCTATACTCCGTAATAACTACCATTCCTGATATACCGTTTGATCCTCTATGTCCTGTAAAGTAACCACCTGTGCCGCCAGCACCACGACCGCCATGGCCTTCGTGTCTGTGACTAAAGTGTCCACCCTGTGGATGACCTGAAGCGATTGAACCACCCCAATAAGCCGTACCACCAGGACCAAAACTTTGGTGATGACTACCTCCACCTGCACAATAAACATTTAAATTACCACCTGAACCTACGCCAGATAATCCACCTGAATGTTGATTGTTTCTATTAGCGCCATAGCCACCACTTGCACTACAATAGTTGCCAAATGATGTGCCACCTGCGTTACCGGCAGCGCCGGAATAGTAAGTGCCGCCACCGGCGCCACTAAGACTAATACTAACTGAACTAATACCACTTACATCAAGAATTCTTTCTGAGTAGCCACCTGCGCCACCACTTTCGCCGTGTCCGCCTCCGCCACCGCCTGATGCTTGTACTTGTACATGTACATATCTAACACCACTTGGTCTATTCCAAGTGCCGCCGCCTGTAAATACTTGCATACTTCTAATACCGTATTCACTGTATGTAAAATTGTTTCCTGAACTATTGGCTGCCAATGAAGTTCCACTAGCACCTACTGATGTTAGGTTAGTACCACCTTTACTTAATGGTGTAGTACCTGTAACTTTGTTACTACCTAAATCAACTGCACTATTAGCTAATTTATCTGCTGTAACAGAACCACCTGCTAATTTAGTGTTATCAACTTGTCCAGCCGCAATATCGTCACGAGTAATTGTACCCGTTAATACAGCGGTATTTGTTAATCTTTTTAATGTTTGATAACTGAATGCCATAACGTATTTATATCCTTTAGTAGTACATAACGACAACTACCATGCCGTTTCTGCCATTTGCTCCGCGATGTCCTGTAAAATAACCACCTGATCCGCCAGCACCTGGTGATGCATGACTTTCGTGTCTGTGACTAAAATGTCCGCCTTGTGGGTGACCAGCCGCAACTGCTCCTCCCCAAAAATTCTGTCCGCCCACTGATGAACGTGTATGATGTGGTTGTCCGCCACCACCGTAAATATTTAATGTTCCACCTGAACCTACGCCACCAAGTCCGCCCGAGTGTTGGTTATTTCTATTTGCTCCATAACCGCCACTTGCACTACAGTAGTTGCCAAATGAACTACCACTTGAATTGCCGCCTGCACCTGAATAATATGTTCCACTACCAGCACCGCCTACACCAATTGATACTGAGTTTACACCAGTTACATCAATAATTCTTTCTGAGTAGCCACCTGATCCACCACTTTCACCATGACCTGATCCACCGCCTCCGGCACCTTGCACTTGTACTTTAACATACCTAACACCACTTGGTTTAGACCAAGTACCACCGCCTGTATATACACTCATTCCGTATATGCCGTGATTACTAAATGTTGTTCCGTTTCCTGAGCTGTTAACTGTAAATAATTGATTTGCACTACCGACTGTTGTTCTGCCAGTTCCGCCTTTGCTTGTGGGTGTTGTTCCTGTAACAACATTTGATCCCATGTTTACTGCATTTGTATCTATTTTTGCTGACGTTACGTTAGCACCAACAATCTTTTGATTACTAACAAGTCCGTCGGCAAGGTCTGCGCCTGTTAATGTATCATCAACGATTGCTGTTCCTGTAATTCGCTTTAATGTTTGATAACTAAATGCCATTTTGATTCCTTATTAATAATACATGGTTACAACAACCATTCCTCTAAGTCCGTTTGAACCTCTGTGTCCTGTAAAGTAGCCACCTGCACCACCTGAGCCCGGAGCACCATGACCTTCATGCCTGTGACTAAAATGTCCACCTTGTGGGTGGCCTCCTGCAATAGAGCCTCCCCAGTAACTACTACCCCCAATACCTGTTCTTTGGTGATGACTTCCGCCGCCGCCACTATGTAAATTTAAATTACCGCCGGAGCCTACTCCACCTAAACCACCTGAGTGCTGGTTATTTCTATTTGCTCCATAGCCGCCACTTGCACTACAATAGTTGCCAAATGACGTTCCGCCTGCGTTTCCGCCTGCGCCTGAATAATATGTTCCACTACCTTCGCCACTAATACTAATACTAACTGAACTAATACCAGTAACACTTAAAATACGTTCTGAGTAGCCACCTGATCCACCACTTTCACCATGACCACTTGCGCCGCCACCTGATGCTTGTACTTGCACTTTAATATATCTAACGTTTCCAGGTCTGCTCCAAGTACCACTACTTGTCCAAACTTGCATTCCGTAAATACCATGTGGTGTAGTACTTAATCCTGATCCATTACTTGTAATTGCTTGATTAGCGCCACTAAAACTGCTAGTACCTAAACCACCTTTTGATATTGGCAATGTACCTGTAACAACGTTAGTTGTTACATTAACTGAACTATTTGCAAGTTTATCTGCTGTTACAGCATTATTTGCTATAGTGCCTGTATCCACTGTTGTATTAGCTAAATTAGCCGTACTAATGGTTTCTGATAAAAATGAATTTCCAGTTAATCTCTTTAATGATTGGTAACTAAACGCCATATTACTATTATCCTTAAATTGCTTCTAAAGTCCAACCTCTAGTACTATCGTAATACACTAAAGTTACTGATGCTCCATTTGTATCTAGTAACATATCATCAGCTGAGCCCATAATATTTTTACCGTTACGGCCAATAGTAAGATTTGATGACTGTATATTACCAGTAGTATCTGTAATTTTAATTGTATCGTAAGCATTAGGTGCTGAAGGTAATGTAAGTGTTAACCCGTTACCTGTAACCCAATAATTTCTATTAGATACTAAATTACTACTACTACTAACAGCTGAAACAGCTAGAGTGTCTCTAACAGGATGCCAGCCGTCACCGTTATAAATTTCTAACTGATCGGTATCAGTGTTGTAAAATTGAACACCAGCATTAGTAGAAGCTGGTCTGTCAGATTCTCTACCAATCAGTGTTTTTAAATTACTCGGATATATTCCTAAACTAACATTTCTGCCCATTATACTTTCCCTATTATGCTGTTGCTGTTTCTAAACCGTAGACCATAGCGCCAGCGTTTGCGGCACTAGACCTAACAATTACGTTACGATCTGCTTCAACAACGACACCAGTTCTTTCAAGTACACCGCCGGGTAATACTTGTGCTTCATACTCAATGTATTCGCTGTTGTTTGGGGTATTTGCAGTTGCTAACGCTATTCTTATCGTACAAGTACTTGCTCCCCTGTTAACTACGTTAATAGTTATTACTGCAAACGTATCAGTTGGAACTGAATACACAATCGTATCCGTTGCCGCTGATAAGTCACTTGCTCCTAATACTCCATTTGACATTTTTTATTGCTCCTATCTTATCTCAAGAAATAGTTGTATGCTATTGGTAAACCAAGTACAGTTTTAGTAAAGTTTACGTTCGCATTGATATTTATCTTCTCTCCGGACACCGTTGTAATTTGATTGGTGTTTACAAAGATGTCACCAGCTGTAACACTGTTCACGTTTAGCTGTGCGCCACCGCCACCAATTTGTGCTTCGATGTATGCTTTAACTGCTCGCTGTGTTGGTACAACACTATCACTGTTTGCAGTAAAGAATGGGTCTGTACTAAATTCACTAACCGCCGCAGAGTTACCACCAAGTGTAACTTCACCTAGTGTAAGTTCTTGTAGTCCTGCAATGTTAAATGCATCAGCATTCAATGTTGCAACACCTGTTGCCTGTTCAATTTGGAATAAGTCGCCAACTCTAAAGTTACCATCTTGGTCAGTACTTGTAAAGAATACTCGTCCACCGTTAGCGTCTTGTGTTTCTCTATTAGCGTCTGGTTGTATAGCTGGTAATCCTGGATAGTTGGTACTTACAAATCCGCCTGTACCAATGTCTAGGAAGTCATGTCCTGTTAAACGTACCTGACTAAATCTAATACGCATTGTTACTGGATCTTTATCTACTGGTGCGTCTGCAATACTCATTATTGGTGATAACTGTAAGAACGCTGTATATGATCCGTCGTTTAGTCCTCTAAATGATACTGTGTTAACTAGTTTAAACGTTTTGCCTGGTATACTATCAAATGTAACGTTTGAACCACTTACTGGACGTTGTGTTAAACGACTTACAGCAACAAACTGACCACTTTGGAAGAAGTCTGCTCCACCGTTTGAATCATCATCGTTAATTTCAGCACTTGCTGTAATAAAGTTAGTACCTCTATTAACAAATGATGGGTTAGCTAGTGAACCGTTTGCTACTCTTACAATTAATTCAACATCATCAATGTTTCCTGGATCAGTAAGTGTAAGTGTTGGAGGACTACCTGCATCATAGTTACTTCCTGGTTCAGTCATTCTTATTTCAAATACTTTTTCACTTGCAACACTTGCTCTACCTCTAGCTCTCGCACCAATTTCTGCAACAGTAGTATCACTACCTGATAGACCTGATTGTACAAATCTACCTTTTTGTTGTGGATTACCAAATGCTACTAAGTCTGCAGGGTTTCCGTTGCCTAATGGACTAAAGTTAATACCGTCTTCTGAGTACCAAGTTTGTCCGCCGGAGTTTCCGCCGCCTGTAACAAATACACCTTGACCGTATGCTAGTTGTCTGTTAGTTGATGTAGTAGTTGAGAACGATCCACCGTCAATCCATGTATCGCCATTGAAACTAATTGCTGTTTGACCTGCATCACTTAATGCTACAAATCTACCATTACCCCATGTAACATCTAACCAGTTACGTGCAGTTAATCCAGTTACATCACTTGCTGTATTCCATGTTAATCCAAGATCGTTACTCCATGCAATGTTAGTAGTTCCTGGATCCATTGCTATGAATAATCCCATACCGTATGTAAGTCTTTGATATCCTGATCCTGGTAATGAACCACCTGTTGTCCAAGTTGCTCCGCCATTTAAACTGTATACTGTATCAGTTGTATTTGGGTTAACTACAACAAATGCACTTCCGCCAAATGCTATTTCATTATCGCCAGATGCAAAGTTAGCACCTATATTAACATTTACCCAGTTTGAACCGTCTGCTGTATATTTTGCTTGTTGAGTGTTGTTACCTACAGCTACCATATAACTTGGTTTGTATGTGGATGATCCATCGTCTAATAATCCTGACGCCGCACTTCTTGTTGCAAGACCGCCACTAGTAAATGTTTGAGTAGACCAGCTTTCGCCATTAGTACCTATATTATATGTTGCGCCACTAGTTTGTAATAATAAGTACTCGCCTTTTTTAGCAATGCCTGCAATATCAAAGTCAACTATTGATCCTGTTGCGGCATTAATAGTTGTTATTGTTACTGTAATATCGTTTAACGGACTCAAGCCACCAACTGAGGTACCTGGAATAGTTACTGTATTATTACGAACATATTCTTGACCTGCGCCGTTAATTGTTACGTAATATTTTTCACCGTTACGTGTTATATCAAATGTTGCACCACTACCGTCAGCGTTTGTTGTTGTAGCAACATTTATATATTGTCCTGATGTTTCAAAGTAATGCATTAATGCATGGGTGCCAGATCCTGCTAGGCTACCGTAATCAGTTTGTGAATTTGCTGGAGCACTAAACTCTACATGTGGCTCAACTTGATAAGTTGAAGATCCATTTGGAGCAATAACTGGTGTTCCTGGTATAACGTGTTCCCAACCTGGATTGCCGTCGTTCTTTAATACGTTAGCAAGTTTTGAACCTGAATTATAAGTATCAATTGTTGCATATTGTCCTACTGCCGCACCACCTGTAACATACACTCTCATTCCAACATACGCACTTGATATAGCACCGTCTGTTGCCGCTAAGTTAATACTTGTTGTAGTACCTGTTTGTGCAGTGTTTGATACAACTGTATATCCTGAACCACCTGCTGTGTCTGGTGTAGTTTCGTCAACTTTAACTCTATTAACTGCGCCGTCTCTAAATTCATCTGCTACTAGTATTTCGCCTGTACCAGCACCAAATATGTTTACTGCCGCTTCTGTATAATTGTTACCAGCATGTGCATATTCTAATGCAAGCAGACTATCAGTATCTGTAACAACGTTACTAATTGTAGCATTATATTGTGATATGTTATCAACAATACCAGTTACTGGAACTTCATCTGGATCAACGCCTTCAGCTACTGAGCCAAAGCTACCATATGAGTTGTTACCGTTTGTTGCACGTATACGTCCGCCATTCTCTGCCAAGTACCCAATATGTGAGTAGTATGTAAACACCGACACAAGTTCTGCTCTACCATTGTTTGTAATCCATGCTCCAATACCATCACTTATAACCTGTGTAAAGTCGTTTGACACCATTGAGTCATTACCGCCATTGTGTAGTGCGCCATCAATTTTTTGTCCAACTGCCGCATTACCAAAACATGAACAGTTTTGCATATATGGTGATCTTGCACTAATCCATACTCTAGTATCATCTGGTCCCCAACCTGGATCCAACGATGCATAAGCACCTGCTGTTGGACGTTTAGTTCCAAATTCGTTGTTTGGACTTAGATCTCCGTTTAGACCATCTAGTGATTGTAAACGTAGACCTGTACCATTACGCATGTAATAGAAATCTTCTTCTTGTGATCCTATTATACTGTTGACATAATATCTAACTGCCATTCTAGATTTGTAAGCGCCTGGACGATAAAGTGTTACACCATCAGTATAACTTCTTTCAAACTGTTGTGGCCATTCTAAATCCCATTTAATAGCATCTACATATTCTCTAACATCACGTTTACACGTAGCTTGATTATATGCATAATCTTTCTTAATTGTATATGTAGTTGATGACGCAGTAAAGGATGCAATATTACCTTGATTATCTTCAACTCTAAATGTAGTATTACTTAATACTTCTCTAACATAATATATTTGATCTTGTATAGATAAGTTTTGTTGTAAATCTGTTTCTGTATCGCCTGCTTGTATACTATATCTTATTGGCATTCCAATTTCTAACCAACTAGTATCATCAATAGTTTGGAAGTCTGATGTTCCGCCTGGATTAGCACCCACTGTATCTGTAACTTGTGCTTGGAAGAAATCTTCTACATAAGCAACAACTTCTTCAGCAATAAAGTCTTTGTTTAGTTCTAGCATACGTATTGCATTAAATACTTCTTGATCTTCACATGCTCTGTTGCCGCCTTCTGAACTACCTGTCCAAATAGCATCTTGTATCCATTCCCATGATTTTTCAAAACTTTCAGAAGCATCAACTGACACACCGTCAATAATGTCTTGGAATTTGCCTCTTGCATATTCGTTTGCCGCTATAGTAGCATCTTTTTGGTCGCCTGTTACTTTTGCACTTGGTCTACGTAGATAACTGAGTGCTGATATTACACTAGCATATTCAGTGCCAAGCATCCAGTCATATCTTGCCGCATCAAGTAACAATCCTAAATCACGTTGACATTTAGCATGATTGTAGTTAAAGTCATTGTAAGTATCGCTAATGTATTGTATTACATCAACAATGTTTTGTGCTTGGTTTGTAGCAACAGCCGCGTGTGCTGTTTGTAATGCCGCTGATTCGCCTGTAATAGTTGGATAAACTATAGTAGGTAAACCACTAGTGTTGCCAGCTGTAATAGCGTCTGATATGATATCTAAAAGTCCGCCTAGTTCTGTTGCAACACCTGCTGTTGAAGCACTACCTAATGTAGTTTGTAGTTCTGCGTTACCTGCTTGTGCTGTTACTGTTTGTTCTTGTACAATTTGTGATATAATTGATTTTGCATGATTATAAGCCGCTACTGTTTCAGCTTCTTGTCCATATACTTGTGTAGTACCGTTAACAAAGTATGAATGTGCTGTACGTACTGATGCCATATTAGTGCCATATAGTACATCGTAAGTTAATGCATCAACAATATAGCCCATATCTCTTGAACACTTAGATGAACTATATACAAATGATCCTGGAGGACTATTATAAGTATTTTCTACATATGCTACAACGTCTGCTTTAATAAAGTCTCTATTTGCAACTAGTAAGTTTTTAGCACTAATGTCAGCCGCCGCGCCACCTGTTGGGTTAGTAAATACTAATGCATCTGCAACTCCATCTCCTGGTTCAGTAGCTGATAACGTACCATTTCTAAGAACATCAACAATTTCATTCATTCCTGATTCAAATCTTGCCTTAGCTGTTGCGTCTACAATATTAGGAACCATTAAATTTCTTGCATGTCTAATTGCACCAATAGTTTCTGTTTTTTGTGCGCTTAATAAATATTGACTGTTTGCTCTTTGATAAGCTATACCATCGTATACTGCATTATAATTTGTGTTAAACACCATATCATATGAAATATCTGATAATATGTAATTTAAATCTCTTCTACATTTTGCCGCATCATATGTGAAGCTACCAAAGTTTTTAGCAATAAAGTCAATTGTAGTTTCTTGAATACTTGCAAGTCCAGCTAAAGCGTTTGTATTTGCTGTAAGTCTATCAGCGGCAACACCAACTAGTGCTGGGTAAGTAATACTTGCTTGTCCTGTTCCGTTTTCTACAATATCAAGCATATCATCTATTAATGTTCCAATTGTTGTTGACTGTGTGGCACCGCCACCTTCACCAATAATTTGTGGAGAATTAGTTTGATAAACAGGTGTTACTGTAATATTTCTTTGTACAGTTTGCATTAAACCTTTTAGATAGTTGTATACTGCAAGTGTTGCAGTTAATTCTTCACTATCAATTTGCAATGTTCCTGAAGCACCATTGTAATATGCAAGTCCTGCTGTTTGTGTTTGCCAGTTACCACCATATGTTAAATCGTATGCTAGTGCATCAATTATAAAGTTAACGTCTTGTTTACATTTAGTTCTACTATAATCTAAGTCTGGATATTCTGCTGTTAGATATGCTGTAACTTCATCCTTTAAAAAGTCAACGTTTCTCCATATTAAATCTCTAGCATGACCGTTTGCTGGAGTAGCCATGTCTGCTGGACGAGGAAGTGTTTTGCGTACTTCGTGTTTTAGTCCTAAGCCAATGTCTGATCTACGTTTAATATTTCTTGCTAAATCTACTGTTGCATTTTTTGCTTGAGGATTTGAAGCATATGGCCAAGTTTGATTTTGATCTAGTGCGTTGCCTGTAGTTGGTGTAACTGCTACACCACTAACAACATCGCCAATAATATTTTGCATTCTATTCATGCCAGCATACGAATACCAAAAATCTGTTTTTGGTGTTAAATCTGGGGAGTTATAAATTGTTCTAGGTTGTACATTGGTTGCACGTAGTTCGTCTCCCATTATACAACATTCTGCTGGTACCATAATTGGAAGTACTTCTTTATATGCGCCTGTTGCAATTCTAACTAGTGTTGTTCTTACTGCTTTTTCCGGAAGTGTGCTTGTGTCACCTGCTGTAATAGCGTCTGTAACTATTTTTCCTAGAGCCGTTATTGAGTCATTTATTGTAGCCATCTTTAGTAGCCTCCTCCGTATGCATTATTTCCGCCGCTGCCATCGGCTGGGGATGAATCGCTTGCTCCTGTTGATGTACCTGATATTGTGCCCTCGTACTCAACTGTTGCTTGATTTCCGTATTCTGTTATAAAGTGTTGTTCAACTATAGCAGTTGAATTATCACCATTTAGTGTTTGATAGTTTGCGGCTGGTGCTGTTTGTGATAATACATTTTGTATTAGCCCCATACCGTAAGTAATACTTGCTACTGTTTCTGCTTTTTGTTGTAAGTACGGTGACCCAACAGTTTCATTAATGTATGCAAGTGCCGCTTCTCTAGTTCTTTCATTACCACCGTGTGTAATATCCCAAACAAATGCATCTACTAGTAAGCCCATATCTCTTTCACACTTTTTAGTGTCAAAGTCAAAGTTTACTGTAAATGGTGCTGTACCTTGAGAAACTTGATATTTTGTCCACTCAGTAATCTCTCTTTGTATAAAGCGTCTATTTAATTCTAACAAGTGTTTTGCTTTTGGAACTTTTGCGCCTTTGTCAATTTGTTGTGTTGCATAACGAATAGTTTTAAATGGTCTATCCCAATTCTTTCCATAAACTGGACTTGGAAGATCTTGTCCATGTTCTGCAACATAGTAAACATCATTTTGATTACCTAAGAATTCCCATTTTGGAATTCCTTCTTTACTTACTGTAAGTATTTGTCCATCTTGTCCAATTGGCAATCTTGTTGGTGCTGTACCGCTATAATAAACCATATCGCCTTTAGTAGTAAGTACACTTGATTCACTACCAATAGCCATAACTGACCAAAACTGTCCACTATCTGCTAAGTCTGGACGTGATCCTTCTGATCCTGAACTTAGTGATGAATAGTCGTCGCCTTCTGAAATATGTCCTTTAATACATACATATGAGTTATCACCGTAACGTACAATATCACCTAAGTAATATTCTCTGTCATCCATCCACTCACTACGCCATTCAAAGCCACTGTTCATTCTATCCCAGTAATCTTCGTTTGGTGGTTGTTGATTAGAATGTTCTACTGTACATCTATAAGTATAGCCACCTAAGCGAACTACATCACCTGGCTCATAAACTTCATTAGTTGAATCATCATTCCAGTCGCCTAAAAATCTAAATCCTGAACTAAACAAATCCCAGTCTGCTGTAGTAGTTGGTCTACTTGCGTTGTTATCTGTTTTTGCAATATATTGATTGCCGCCGTAGCGTACAATGTCGCCTGGTTGATAAAATGAGTTTGGTAACCATCTATCTTCATATTGAATACCTTCAACAAACTTTTCCCAGTTTGCTGAATCTAATCCAAATGTGCCACTAGCTGTATGATACGCTGTTGCAATCCATAGTGTACCACCAAATTTTACAACATCATTCTTTTTATATCTTGTAGCGGCCGCCCACTCTTGTTTCCAATCAAATCCTTGATTTAATAATGACCATTTATCCGAATCTGCTTCAAGTCCAAGTGCGTCTGTTGCAGACGATGTGTGATCGTCTGTACATACATATGTTGCACCACCGTACTTAACTGTATCGTTAATTCTATAATTTGTAACTGCTGTCCAGTCACCTTTAAATTCTAATCCGTCTGCAAATAATTCCCAGTTTGCTAAGTCTGCTTCAAGTCCAATTGTACTGTCTTGAGCACTTGTATGAACAGTTTGACATATATAAAGTCTTGGTCCGTAGCGTACAATATCATTTGGGTTATATCTCTCTTGTGGGGCCCAGTCGCCTTTCCAAGTTTGACCATCACTTACTAAATTCCATTTGCTCGGAACAATATCTAAGTCAGTAAAGAAGTCACTTGCGGATGTGTGTCCAATAACGGTAATATATATTTTACCACCATATGCTACTACATCGTCTTTATAATATACTGTAGAGGTAGCCCAGTCGTTTTTCCAAACAAACCTAATTCTACCTAACTTAAATTCTGCCATCTTATTGCTCCGTTATATTGTATTTAGCATTATCTTAAATACTGTATTATAATTCATTATTGCTCTGTTATATTTCTCAAAAATAACATTTGACTAATAATAGTACCATCTATACCTATTTCTCTACCTGTAAGATCAGCACCATCAAACACTACAGGAACGTTAAAGTTCAAGTAACTATCATCTGTCATATTTAATTCGTTTTTATCTGTACCAACTCTAACTCGACCTGCTACAAATGCGTTTGTTTCTAAGTTCTCACCACCAACTGATAATCTATCTGCTAAGAATGTTGCAATAGCTTTCTGTGTTGGAACAACGTTGTTACTATCTTCTGAGAACGTTGGATCTGTACTAAATTCTCTAACAACAGCACCTGAACCACCTAATCTAACACCACCAAGTGCTAATTCACTAAGTCCGTCTAGGTCAAAGAACTGGGCACTAATTGTAACAATACCAGTAGCCTGCTCAACAGCAAATAATTCACCTGCTCTAAAGTTACCATCTTGGTCTGTACTTACATAGAACACTCTACCACCATTTAGTTCTTGTACTTCATTTTCAGGAGCACTTGTAAAATATGCTCCGCCAGCATATAATGCAGGATAGTTTGTTTCTTCAAAATTTCCTGTACCAATATCTAGGAAGTCATGTCCTGAAATACGACATTGTGAATAGTTTCTTCTTATTGTTGCACCTGTGTTGTGTGCTAAATTATTTTCATTTCTTAATCTAGGATTAACTGAAAATCTTACAGTTCTTGTATTGTTACCTGAACCGTCATCGCCTAAGTCTGTTGCTGTAACACCAACAAATAATTTTAAATCATCTGGGTCTTCAGTTTCTTCATCTAAGATTCCGTTAATTCTAATTTGTACACCAGGTCCTGGAATAATGCCAATGCCATCTAATGTTAGTGTATTATCGTCTGGAGTAATTTCAGCATATCCGTTACCTGTTATAGTAATAGTAGATGTTGAAGTTCTATAACCTGCACCTCTGTTTACAAAGTCAGGCTGTGCTAACACACCATTATTAAATCGTTGTTCAAATTCTACAGCAGTTGTATACTGTGTATCTGTAACATCAATAGTCATATCGCCTGTGTAACCACTACCCGGATCCCATATCTTTAGAGATCTAAATATTCCTTGGAATACGTCAGCTCTTACAAATGCTTTTTTACCTAAGTATATTTTCTGTCTACCATTTGACGCTGTGTTTGCTAAGAACTGCCATAACGGTCTGTCTTCTGAATCAACACCTGTTCCTGCCATTGCTCTCCATTTGCCAGCGTTAGCAAAGTTTCTAACAGTCCAAGCAGTACCATATTCAGTAGTAAAGTAATAATCAATATCATCTTCAACCATGTCGTCTACATTAGGTTCATATGTCGCTTGTTGGCCAATCGCCGCAAACACACCTTGGCTAAATCTTAGTTTTGTAAAGTTAAAAGTATTGTTTTGAGTACTTAATCCTTCTGGGAAAATTCTATCTCCTAAGTACCATGTTACAGCATCAAAACTATATGTAATATATCCGTTACTAGATAGTACAAGGAATCTATTATTACCATATTCTAATCCAATAATATCCCAGTTTGTATTTTGGTCTATTGCTTGTTCTACACGAGTCCATGTAATACCATCTGAACTATATGCAACATCAGTAAAGTTACTTGATACAGCAACGAATTTACCATTACCGTATGTGACCTTATCCCATTTGATTGTTGAAGAGTCACCTGATCCTTGATCAGGTATATCAGATGCTGACCAAGTTAAACCGTCTGCACTGTATGCTATATTATTTGAACTTTGTGATACAATAACAAATGTATCATTACCGTATGCTCCATCAATCCAATCTTCTGTCATTGGCAATGCTCTAGTTGTCCAAGACTCGCCTGTAAACGTAAACGCTATTCTATTATCGTTCCTAGCAATAGCAACAAATCTATCTTTACCTGCTACAATAGTTTCCCAAGTTCCAGTAAAGCCTAATAGTTCTTGTGTAAAGTTAATACCATCATCACTATATGAAGCTACATTAGGATCAGCAATAGTCATCCAACGACCTTTACGTCCTCTACCTTCAAAACTATAGTCAACAATACTTGACGAACTATCATCTGATACTTCAGTAATTGTAATTGCAAGATCATTATCTGGTGATACACCATCTAAATCAGTTCCTTCAATAATAAACTGATCGCCAACAGCATAACCTCTACCTGGCAAACTTAATACTAATTCGTAATCTCTATCAACTCTTGTTATGTTAAATGTTGCGGCCGCAGGATCGTCATCAAATGTTTCACCTGTACCTGTTCCTACTGCAACGTTATTAAAGATGTTTCGTGTACCACTAAAAATAATATCTTGATAATCTGTGTCTGCTTGTAGTGTAGCAGGAAATGTTAGATACTCTGGCTCAGTTGTTGTAACTCTAGGTTCAATTCTATATCTAGCTGTTGAATCAAAGGCCGCTTCTGGAGGGGTACCTGCAACAATATGATCCCATCCTAACTCACCGTCGGAATCTCTTCTTACAGTTACATCTCTTGTTACAGCATCAAAGTTTACAATATATCCATACTGTCCTGATCCTGTACCAGAAGTAATAATAATTCGCATACCTTCAATTTCACTCAAAAACTGTGTTGGATCTGTTGCTGATAGTCGTATTGTATTAGATGCATCAGTTGTAATCTGCGCACTACCTTGTCTAACTAGATATCCTGCTCCGCCTTCTGAGCCTGATCCTTTAGTGTTTATAAGTCTTGCTTCTGATAATGCTTTAGATCTAAAGTCTGTAAATTCTACTTCAGCATCATCACCTGCACCAACAATAGTACTTGTTGCATTAGTATAATTTGCACCAGAATTTGTAAATTCATACACAAACAAATGGTCATTTGATCCACCTGCAAATGCTTCGCCAACTAACGCATGATTTTTTCTATTGTTTACTGTTACAGGTTCTGGAACTTCGTTTGGATCGTTACCATCTGCAACACTACCAAAACTACCATATGAGTTGTTACCGTTTGTAGCTCTCATTACTCCGCCATTTTCAGCTAAGTATCCAACTTGATTATAATACGTAAACACTGATACAAGTTCTGCTCTAGCATTATTTGCAATCCATGCTCCAATGCCGTCACTTAGTACTTGCGTAAAGTCGTTTGCTGTCATAGACTTATTACCACCATTGTGCAATGCACCGTCTACTTTCATACCTACACAACGTGCGCCAATATTTGTTACGCCTTGAATATAAGGTGATCTATTTTTAATCCATGTACGTTCATCATCTGGACCCCAACCTGGATCAAGACTAACACATGCACCACCGGTTGGTCTTTGATATAAGTCAAACACACCTGGAGGATTTAGTCCTCCTAGTAAGCCTGATATAGTCATTTGTCTTAAACCAGTAGTGTCTCTACAGTAAAATAAATCTGTTAATTGTGATCCGTTTACATAGCCTACATATCTTCTAGCCGACTGTATTGTTGCATAGTTTCCTGAGAAAGAAATATCTCTAACTACGCCTCTAATTAAACTTCTTACATCATTTTTTAATCTGTTAATGCTAAATGTTTCATCTGGATATCGACCAACAATATAGTACGCAACTTGGCATGCTATAAATTCTTTATTTGCATTTAATATTGCCGCCGCGTTTATCATTTGTGCCGCTGTTGCCGCTGTATTACTACCTGTTACGTCAACAACAATTTCGCCACCGTCTACTTGATATTCTACATAGTTTTGCCAGTTATCAATTAATTGATTTACTTGGTTAATTGCTGTTTGTCCTGAGGGAGGTAAATTTAAAACTTGTGATAGCGTATTACCTTCTGCAATTTCATCTTCAATACTTGTATTAACCAATATCATTTCTAACCATTGCTTAGTACGTAATAAGTAATCTCTTGCAAATTCAATGTCGCCGGCGTAGCGTGGATCTGGTCCTGTTGCCGCTACAACAGTTGCACGTAGTTCGTCTCCCATTACAACAGTTTTTGCAGGAATAATTATTGGTCCTGATTCGTAAAATGTTCCTGTTGCAACTTGTACTCTTGCTAGTTTTCCATCTAAATTATCTTCAATGTATTCGCAAGCATAACGCACAGTTCTAAACGGATTAGTTACGCTTGTTCCTCTACCTGGATCATCTACTCCATTTTCAGCAACATACAATGTATCAGTATCGCCTGACAGTGTTCTCCAAAATATTTCATTGTCTGAAGTTACACTTAAAAAGTCAGTAGTTTGTGTGCCAATTGGAACAGCAGTGTCACCAAATGTACTACCGTCACCTTTTGTTAATTCATCTTTTAATCCGTATGTTAATAAGTCGCCCTTGGCTCTAAGTCCACCTTCAAGTCCTGCTTGAATAAGAACGTCCCAATAATCATACCCTGATCCATTGTCACCGGGATAGTTATTAGCGGCTGACATATGTTCTTCAGTACAAGTCCACGAAGTACCTAAATAGTTTACAACATCGTTTTGACTATATAAAACATTTGGTACCCAACTACTTCTATTGTTCTTACCTGATACAACCATTTCCCATAGTGTATTATCTAAGTAATCTTTTGCGCTGTCGTCACCTCTTGATCCGCCAACGTCAGTAAGTGCCATAAGTAAATTACCGCCACGCTGTACAATCTCTCCTGGCTTATAAATTCCATCTGTTTCCCATTGTCCTACAAAGGAAGAAGTTTTAGCAAGAACAGTCCAGTTTAATGTACTATCTCCACTGTTTGTAGGATTTTGGTCTATGCTGTTTCTTTCTGCATACCATAAAAATCCACCATACTGTACAATGTCACCTTGATTGTATGCAATAGTATTTCCCCATACACCACTATATTGGTTACCTGGAAATTCTAATGTAAATTTTGTGTCGTCGAGTGTAGATAAACTTGTATGTGTTTCTGTACAACGGAATATTGAACCACCATAACGTACTAAGTCATTTTTTCTATATTCAGTTGTATCAATAAAGTCGCCTCTGTATTCAATACCGTCAATAAATAATTCCCAAGCATCTTGGTTGTCTTCTAAATTAGTTTGACTTGTATGTGGTTTAATACATTTCCATACATTACCGTTATATTTTAATAAAGCTCCGTAGCCATAATTTACTCCAACAGCCCACTCTTTTTGGTAAGATATATGTCTTGCAAATATTTTCCATTTTTCTTCGTTATCTTCAAAGGTAGCTGATATGTGACTTTGTGTACATTCCCAAAGCGTTCCGCCAAATAGTACAACATCACTAATGTTATATGCAATACCTGTTGCCCATGCACCATAAAAATATTTAGATGCTGTCATTACAACCCATCTAGGCTGAGGTTGTGGTGGATTTGAATTAGGAAGTATTGCTTCTAAATCATCTGCAAAAACTGCACTACCAATATGTGATTTTACACAAACATAACTACGACCATTTAATCGTATAATGTCATCTCTGGTATATTCGGTGCCAGCTACCCAGTCACCTCGCCAGTTATACTTAAACCTATCTAACTTAAACTCTGCCATTTATTTTTCCTTTAGTATCCCACACCTTGACTACTGCTTTCGCCTGTCACTAACACATTATCGTCTGCTCCGTCACCGTAAGCTGGACTTGAAATTTTCTCTGGATAAGCGTATGCTTCAGAAATTCTTTGTATAAAGAATCCAGTCTCTGGATCAATATAATATAATAATGATCTGTTGTCAAACTTAAATTGTGGGTAACGTAAGTTTGGATACAAAACATCTTTATTAATATCAATTCCGTCAAGTACATCAATACCTTCTTCAAAATCCGGATAGTTATCTTCAGCAACACCTAAGTCGTTAATAATAACAACATTTTCGTCGCCGCCTCTAAGTTGATCGACAACTACTAAAAATAGTTCTCCATCATCGTTTCTTCTAAGTCCGTAGAAATAACGTTTAATAAAACCTGATTGTACTTCACTTGGACTAGTACCAATATAGTAACTCATTATGTAATCTCCACGTAACTAACAATAACGTCAACTGAATCATCTAAACTTGACCTCACAAGCAATCTATTACTTGGCGCAAGAACTAATTTTTCACCTGTTGACACAGCACGTAAACTTGTACCTGCTGGTAAAATAGAATCTTTTAGATAATAACCTGCAACACTTGTATCATCTTCAATTATAACATCAACGTACACGAACTTATCTGTTAGGTTAGTAAAACTTAATCCTAACACAGTTACTCGAGTAGTGGGCAGTGTTTCATAAATTAACACTGGTTGCGTTCCGCAATTTTTAATTACTGTATTTTTTAATAGTGTTGCCATGTTTTCTTATCCAAATATTAATACTTTCTCAATTGCAATATTTTCAGCATCTGCAAAACTAATGCCCCCTGATGAACCTGCTACTGATACCCAACTTGTTCCATCGTACAATTCAACTCTAGCATCTGCTGAGTTATAACGTACCATACCTGTAACCCCTGCGGGTCTTGTTGAGTTATCACCTACTGGTAAAACAATACCATAAGGATCAACAAATTCATAGTAGCCAGTACCTTGTGTTTCAAATACCATATTGCTATCAGCTACAGTGTTTGTTAATCTATTTTCTTTAAATCCAAAGTTTTCAAAGTTAACAGATCCAGTGCCGTTAGCAGATAGTTGTAAGTCAGTATCAGCTGTTATTGTACTTATCAAATTACCATCAACTTGGATGTCATCTACGAGTAGTTTTTCTACATTTAATCTGTTTGCATCTAAGTCTGCAACTACTGTTCCTGCAACTGTAAACCTAATAGTATCATCATTAGCACCTTCAGTTAATTCAGCAGTTACTTTAGTATTACCGTCTAAATCTTGTACACCATGTAATTGTATCCAACTTGACCCATTGTAGCCTTCAAATATATTTGTTTCTGAATTCCATCTAATTGAGCCAGTAGTGTCTGTTCGCTGTGCTGTTGTACCTGCTGGTATTACAACTTCGCCTGTACCTTCAAATACAACACTGTTATTGCCTGAATTAATTTGTAAATCAGCACTTGATACTGTAATTTGATTGCTGTCAAGTGTAAAGTTTTCAAGTAAAATATTACCTGTGCCATTTGCAATTAATTCTAAATTACTGTTACTATTTGTAGTTTTAATAAAATTATCATCTACTAATATATCACCAGTAGTAAAGTTGTTTGATGTAATTGTGCCTACACTAACTACATCGCCTACAGTTAATGTTCCGTCAACTGTAAGGTTGTTTGTTACAATAAGGTCATTACTTGGTAAAAATATTGAACCTGTTCCATTACCTCTAAGTTCTAAGTCACTGTTAGATTCAGTAGTTGTAATAATATTATCATCTATTAAAATATTTTCAAACTGGAATGCTCCAGTAACATCAAAGTCACCAAGTACATTTAAATTACCAGTTAAATCAATATTACCTGTTTGTGTTGTATTACCAGTATGTGTAACAGTTCCAACTATTGTTGTATCGCCTAGTGTAGTTAAACCGTTAACTGTAAGATCGTTATTAATAACAACATCATTAGTTGGAATAAAAATTTCACCTGTGCCATTAGCTTGTAATACTAAATTATCATCGTTTGCTACAGTTTCAATTACGTTGTCAAAAACACTAATTTGTCCTGTACTAAAACTACTTGCTGTAATTGTATCTGTACTATTTAAAGTAGCAACAGTTAACGTACCTATTACTTCTGCACTACCTGTAATATAAACATTATTACTTGGTATTATAACTTTTCCTGTACCACTTGCACGTAATTCTAAATCACTGTTTGTATCTGTTGTAGTAATATAGTTGTCGTTAATTTCAATATTTTCAAACTGTGCTGTACTTGAAACTGTAAAGTTTCCAGTTACATCAAGGTTACCAACTTGTATAAAGTTACCTGTTTGTGTTGTGTTACCTATGTGTGTAAGTGTTCCAGTAATATTAGTATCTGCTAAACTAGTTGTTCCACTTACTGTAAGGTCTTGTGTTATTTCAACATCTGTACTAGGTACACTAATAATGCCTGTACCGTTTGCAGTTAATACAAGGTCGGTATCAGCTGTTGTAGTTTCAATTGTGTTGTTATCAATTAATATTACGTTATTTGTAAAACTGTCTGCTGTTATTGTTCCAGTACTTGTAATATCAACTGTAGTTGTTAATCCGTTAACTGTAAGGTCATTACTTAATATTACATTGTTTGAAGGAACTGATATAATTCCTGTGCCACTTGCACGTAGTTCTAACGGTGCATTTGTTGATGTAGTAGTAATATAATTGTCATCAATTAATATTTCTTCAAACTGCGCACTTGCTCCAACTGAAAGTGATTGGCTAACTGTAGTGTCACCTGTAACTGAATAGTCACCAGTTTGTGTTGTATTACCAGTATGTGTAACAGTACCTACAATAGTTGTATTTCCTAAAGTTGTTGTTCCTGCAACAGTTAAATCATTATCTATTTGTACATTGTTATTTGGTACAAGTATTTTTCCTGTGCCATTAGCACGTAATTCTAAGTCAGCATTTGTGACTGTTGTTCTAATAAAATTATCTCTAATTTCAATATCATTTATTTCTGCTTCTGTAACAAATAAGTTGCTCCAAACTTTTGAAGCTGTACCTAAGCTAAATGTATCAGTAATGTCAGGTACAAGATTACTTGTTATTCCTGCAACAATTGATATAGTATCAGTTGCATCATCACCTAGTGTTAGGTTTCCGCCTATTGTTACGTTACCAGTAACATCTAAGTTTCCTGTAATATCTACATTACTGTTTAAATTAATTTGATTACTTTGTGCTGTAAAATTACCATCACCACTAAGTGTTTCAATAGTGTTTCCGCTAATTCTCCAGTTACCAGTTTCAATCTTATTACCGTCAATAAATGTTGTATTGCCGCCTGTATTAAATGTTACGCCATCTGTTGTGTTAATTGTAAATTCTGATACTGCAAAGTCAACAGTTCCGTTTTCCTGATCAACTTTAAATAAATCACCAACTCTAAAGTCACCTTTGTGGTCAACTGAGTTATAACGTATTTTTGCTCCGTTTGATTCAACAACTTCGTTTGCTTGTATAACTGTTCCAGGATCATTAGTAATTTCTTTACCGTTACCAATGTATGCTAGGTTGTGTCCAATAGCATAAACTAATACACCTTCACCGTCACCTACTAAGCCTTCATTACCATATACACTTGCTGAACCAATCATTCTAACTTCAGCACCAAAGTCTTGTAAGTCTACATTTTCAATAGTAGTTGCAGTTGTAGATCCACCAATTGCAATTGATGTTGGTGTTGTATCAAATCCTATAAAGTCAGTTTGTTTACCAGCAAAAACAAGAACGTCACTATTACTACCTTCTACAGCGACAAGTTGTTTTGTAATTACTGTGCTACTGTCTGTTGAAGTAAATACAACATTTTGTCCACTAGCAACAATTGGTCCGTTAGTTATTCCACTTACTCTTACTCGTGTTTTACCAGCACCTTTTAAACCATCATTACTATCAAAGGCGTTTAAACCTCTATTAGCAAAATATGTAAATGAATTTAACCATTCTATTCTAGCACCGTTTGTTGCTGTAAGTCCGTCAACGCCTGGAGTAATAAATGTACAACTATGAAACAACATACTTGCTTCTTTAGAATTTGCTGTTGCATAAGCACCATCTACATACGGGCCTTTACCTGCATCGCCTGCATTAAATCCTCTAGGATCTTCAGCAGTAATAACACTGCCTTTTGTAATAGCAGTTATGTTTTTTATGTAAGGCGAGCGTGAAGTTACTTCAAAGTCTGTAGCAAAGCGGAATGCATATCCGTTGTCTGGGAAAGTTCTGTTTCCGCCATTACAACTAAACACAATATCTTTAATAAATGTACTTGTTCCTACGCCTGCATCTGGTCCTGCGTGTGTAATTACTAATTGCCCAGTTCCGTGAGTATATACAGCATTACTAATTGCATAGTCGTTGCCGCCAAATGTTATTGTTCCGCCGCTTACGTATGTGTGTGCAAATGGTGCGGTTCCAACATTTAAAGTTGCAGATCCTGCGCTTGCCGCTGTTGTGTCATGGAATACTCCGCCACTGTAATAATCTGAAATTGTTAAATCTTCAACTGTTGATTCGCCATTGAGTAAAAACGCATCATTGTAACGTGTTGCTGTTGTAGGCTTAATGTTTACACTACGTATACCTTGTCCTTTGACTGCAACTCCTTGTGGAACAGTTAGTGGAAATTCTTCTGTATAAACGCCTGGAAATATAAACACAGTATCACCGGCAGTTGCTAAATTATCTAATGCATATTTTAAACTTGCAACTGGTGCTTGTATATGGTCACCACTTCTAGTGTTATCACCATTTTCAGCAACATACCAAATGTTTCCTTGGCGTAGGGTTAAATCAAGACCATCAACTTGTATGTCATCAGCAATAACGTTACTTGCATTTAAATTATTAACCCAAACATCTGCCCATTTTTTGCCGCCTGTTGCAGGATCACTACCTAGTGAGTATGTGTTGTTTAGATCAGGTATAATATTACTAGCAACTTCTGCATTGAATACTACATTATCAGTATCTGCATCACCAATTGTAATATTACCGTCAGCTGATATATTTCCAGTAGCATGAATATTTCCATCAACGTTCATGCTTCCTAGTACTTCAACAGTACCAGTGCCGTTAGGACGAAGTTCTAAATTTGAATTTGAAGTGTTTGTGCTAATAACATTGCCTTCAATCTCAATGTCATCTACACGTAATTTATTTTGATATACAATATTATCAAAAGTGCCTAAATTTAAATAAGGCTGATTGGATGATATTGTAGTTCCGGATATAGTTACATTGCCTATTTCTGCAATGTTGTCTACTATAAGATTGGTTGTTTGGGCAGTTCCGTTAACTTGTAACTCGTGAGTTGGAGCTGTCGTTTTGATACCGACTTTTTGATTGTTTACATCTAGATACAGTAAATCAGTCTCGAATGCCAAATCGATTCCATTACGAATCAGGTTTGACTTCAAGAGCGGACCACTGATACGACCGAGTGCGCTCATCTTTTCTCCTTACACGGGGATCCTGTCCCACAAGCCTAAATTTTCAGCTTTCGCTCTTTGCTGGCTAACCACAGTTCGTCCTGCTCAGCATCAGAAAATCTGATAGGTCTTGCTTTGCATTAATAGTATTTATCGATTATATAAAAAAGGTGGTTGTTAGCCGTAGATTAGCGTCTGTACGAACGCCTCTTCTTCCATGTCAGCTTCTGATATACTAGCAAACTCACCAGCTGAAGTACGCCAACTATCACCAATCCAAGTTTCAAGTTCACCACTGTCTGTATTAACTCTAGTAGTTCCAAGTTTTGGATTTAATGGTCTAGTTGCTGTATTACCTGCAGGCCATTTAATTGCGCCTGTGCCTTCAAATTCAACCCAACGAAATCCAGGACCAGTAGTTTTTATTTCAAAAGTTTCATTTGCTGGTAACGATAATGTATTACCTTTAACTGTAAATTTATCAATAGTAATACTGCCGGTGCCGTTAGTTTGAATATCTAAATTGCTGTTACTAATATTTGTACCAATTTGATTATTATCAAATAATATATCGTCAACTTGTAGTCCGTGTAAGTTTACTCTGTCACCATTAATTTCAGCAACTTTAGCAGTAGAGTCTTGTGTATACCCGTTAACAAATATTTGTATATCGTCACTATTTGTAACTGATATTCCTGTAAGTCCGTCGGAACTATACACACCGCCCGAATTAATAGTACCTACACTACCTTGTATTTCAAACAAGTTTGTATCTGTATTAAATCTTAAACCTGCTAACGTTCCTATAGATTCAGCACTTGTACCATTAGGTAAAATCATTGCTTTTGATGTTGCAAGTGTTACAGACTCAGTATCTAACGAAAATACAAGATTACCTGTTTTTGTACCAATTGTAGTATCATTAAAGAATAGATTATTATCAAATAATACATCGCCTGTGCCATTTGCACTAATAATTAAATCACTATCAGCGTTTGTAGTTTTAATAGTATTATCAGAAAGTTGTACATCTGAAGACAGTTCAATAATTTCTAATGCTACTGTATTCTGTACATTAATTGATTGTACATCATTTAACGATCCTACGTTTACATTATTATTAACTTGTAGATCTTCAAATCTTACCTTACCTGTTCCTACAGCTTTTAATTCTAAATTAGTATTAGTATCAACAGTTGAAATAATATTTTGATTTATTTCAATTTTTTCAAAACTAGTTCCTCTGTCAAGAGTTAATTGTCCGTCTAAAGTAAAGTTTCCTGTTAAAGTAGTATTGCCTACTCTGTTTGTATTACCTGTATGATTAACAACTCCGTTAATTACAAGATTGTCAATGTCTGTTGTGCCGCTTACTGTTGTTGCATTTAATATATTAACATTATTAGATGGAATACTAATAACGCCAGTGCCGTGTGCTTCTAATTCTAAATTAGCATCAGTATCAGTTGTAGTAATTATATTATCATCAAACTCAATAGTGCCGTCGATAATAATTTCATTTAAATCTACATCATTTGTAATGTTAATTACACCAGCAGTTAGTGTTCCAATTTCAACATCTTGCTGTATATGTATATCTTCATTTATTAATACTCTACCAGTACCATTTGCACGTAAATCTAAGTCACTGTTAGTTTGAGTTGTGTGTAAAAGGTTGCCAGTAATTTCAATATTTTCTAATTGAATATTTCTATCAAGTGTAAAATTGTCTGTAGTTAAATTACCTGTAAGTGCTACATTCCCAGTGTGGGATCTTCTACCAATGTGTACTAGCGTACCTGTAATATTAGTATCAAGAACTGTTGTTGTACCATTAACTGCAAAGTCTTGACTTGCAACTACATCACTAGTCGGTATGCTTATTATTCCATTAGGAGATGCAGTAATATCTAAATTAGCATTAGTTAAAATAGTAGATATTGTGTTACTTGTAATGTTTATTGTTTCGTTTTGGAGTGTAACTGCTTGTACGTCTTGAGTATTATTAATATCACTAGCGTATGTTGTACCATTAACATTTAAATTATTTTCAATAACAGTATCTGCAAAAGGAATATTAACAGTGCCAGTACCATTAGCTCGTAATTCTAAATTTTCGTTTGTATTATCAGTTGTAAGTACATTTCCTTTTATTGAAATGCCTTCAAATATTCCGTCAAGGCTAACTGCTAGGTTTTGTCCTATCAGCAAGTTACCTGTAATATTATGGCCATTACTAACATTATAATTACCAGTTTGTGTAATATCTCCTACAATAGTAGTATTCAATAAACTAGTATTAGTATTAACTGTCAGATCATTAGTAACTTCAAAATTATTACTAGCAATTAAAATTTCGCCGGTGCCGTTCGCACGTAAGTCTAAGTCTGCACTTGAAGTATCAGTAGTAATATAGTTTTCATTAATTTCTATATCACCAATATTTGCAGTGCCAAGATTTGCTTTTTTCCAAACTGCATCTGTAGCACCTAAACTATATATTCCTGTAGTTGCTGGATTTATATTCTGTTCAAATTCTACATTAAAATTAATTGTATCGTTAGCAACACCGTCACCAACTGTAATGTTTCCATCAAATGATAAATTTCCAGTAACATCTAAATTATCACTAACACTTACATTGCTTGTAATATTAGTTTGAGAGGTAGTTGGATTAATATTAATATCGCCTGATTGTGTCCTTATAGTATTATCTCTAATAGAAAAATTAGAAACTTCAATAACGTTTCCATCTATAAGTGTTCTAGATCCACTATCAATTACTAGTCCTGCAAAACTAGATGTTTCACTTGTACTAATATCAAGTGTTGTTGATCCAGTTTCAAAATCTACTAAGAAATTATTACCAACTCTAAAATTTCCTTGATGGTTAGTAGATTGATATCTTACTTTACCGTTGTTGAGTTCTGAAACTTCTTGGCTTTGTATTGATCTACTATGGTCGTTGTCTTGATTTTTGCCACTACCAATGTATCCAAAGTTATGCATAATAAGGTACATTAAACAGTCTGCGCCGTCGGCTACTGCACCATAATTGCCATAAACGTTTGCTGATCCTATTGACCTAACTTCTGCGCCAAATAGTGTTGTTGAACCGTCAGTACTTAAATGTCCTGTAGACCCGTTGAAAGCATACAGCCCTCTGTTAGCAAAATATGAAAATGAATTTAACCATTCTACTTTTACACCGTTTGTCATTGTAAGCGCATCAACTCCAGGAGTAATAAATGTAACACTATGGAATAGCATACTTGCATCTATACTTGTGTTTAATACACTTGCACCATCTACTAGAGCGCCTTTACCTGCATCGCCACTTGCAAAGCCCCTTGGGTCACTTGCACTTGTAGCACTTCCTTGCGTGATAACACTTACGTTTTGAATATACGGACTACGACTTGTTACTGTTGCATTGTTTGCAAATCTAAATGCATAGCCTTTATCATTAACACTATCATAAAAGAAATCTTTAATTGTAAGATTAGTAACAGTACTTTCACCGTTTAGTAAAAATACATCTTCGCTTTGATTTGAAGTTGTTGGTGTTATGATTACACTTCTCATATCTGTACCGCTAACAGTAACGTTGCTCGGAACTTCTAAAGGAAGTATTTCTTGATAATCTCCTGGAAATATTACTAATTCAACTGGTCCTGCTGTGCTTGGATCAATTTGAGATAGTGCATGTTTAATAGTTTTGAATGGTGATAAAAAAGTATCGCCGCTGTATGTATCATTACCATTTACACTAACATAAAATATGTTACCTGCTTTATTAGTGTATCCTAATCCACCAACTGTTATATTAGCAGTGTATATGTCACCATTAACAAGTTCTGTGTCTAACCGTTGCCATCTTTTTCCGTTTTGACCTAATGAATATGTATTATTAACATCTGGAATAATATCACTATTAACGTCTGCATCAATTGTAACTGTATCTTCTGATATTGTGTCACCAAATGTAAGATCGCCTGCAAATGTAATATTTCCAGTAGCATGTAAATTACCGTCAACGTTAACATCTGTAAAACTTTCTAAAGTAGGCAAACTTGCTTTTATTGCCGCTATACTTCGATCATATGTATCGCCTGATGTTGTTAATCCTCTAGATACACTAAGGAACCCCATAACATCATCAATATCAATGCTACTGCTTTCGTTTAAATCACCTCTTTGATATCCGCTTGGTAAATTTACTTCCCAGAATGCTCGTCGAGGATGAGATGATCCTGATGACGCTGCCGTAAGCCCGTCAAGTAATTCTGCTGTATATGGATCACCGTCTACTAATTCATACTCTTGCCAAGGACGTAAATCAATATTTGTATTTGAGTCTTTTGTGCTAATATAATTGTCATCTAAATAAAATTGTTGCGTTTCAATTGCTGATGATACAATAGCATCAGTAGCATTTAAATTAATATTTCCGTATGAAGCATTAATGTTATTGCCAGTAAGATTAAACTGAGATATTGTTGATTCGTTGGATATTAAAGATGTTACTCTAGTAGTTCCTACTGTTTGTAGATCTACTTCAGTAATTGTATTAGTTGCAATACCAATACGATTATTAGTTGTATCAAGATAAAGAAGAGGAGAAACATCTAAAGTATTTCTAAACTTTAAATCAATACCGTTTCGTTCTAAATTTGCGGTTAATAATGGACCGGATATTCTACCTACTTGTGCCACTTAGTGTTCTCCTTGACACAGTATTTATTAGAATTACTTGTCTAAGTTATGTATCACTGATATAGGTTTATCTAAATCAGGTGCTGAGTTGAACTGTATATATGTTCCTGGTAAGTATGCGCCTGTTGATGATCCAGCTTTGTACAGCTTTCCTGAATTAGCTACATAATTTCCTATAACACCTGTAGAACAATCAACGTGTATTGTTACTTGTGTAGTATTTACTACTGTAACTGCTACTGAGCCGGGCGATGATGAATCATCACCAATGTTTAAATTTTCTAATGGATCTGAATCACCTGGTAATTCAACTCCTGATGCCGCTACTAATGAGTCATTGGTTAATCCGTGTGCTGTTGCTGTAGTTACAGTTGGATAACCTGTAGTGCCGTCAATACTATCAATGCTAACAATTATGTACGGGCCACCTGGATTTTGTACAAGAGTATAGTTTGTTACAGGTATCTGATAAACGTTTTCAACAAATACTAATACATTTTGTGCCGCGGCCGGTACTGGAAAAAATGGGTCTCCGCTATCAAGTGGGCCAAATATTGTTTCAGACTGATCACCAAATGCTAAAGTTTGTACGTTTACAGGTGCAGTAGTAGATGGAGATGTATTTCTTACACCATGCCAACTACCAGCTTCGTAAAGTTCAAATCGATTATCAGTTGTGTTATATCTCAAACTTCCTGGTATTGATGTTGCAGGTCTTTCAGCAGTAGTTCCTTTTGGAACTATTAAAGTATTACTACTATCTATAATAACCTGTCCGTTAACATCGTAACGAATACCTGCACCGTAGATGTTTCTCAAGTTAGTATTTTGTGCTTTTAGTAATCTCATTTTTTAAACTTCCAAATAACTTAACGATACTGCTAAGTCTGTTAGTCCACTACCATAGTTTGTATTTTCTGGTTGTGCTACAAAACTTACTTTGTCGCCTTCTTCTAAGATAATTTTTTCACTATCAAAAGTAAATGTTTCACCTGCTGGTAGCGTTAGTTCTCTTACAACACACGTAAGTTGATTGCTTAATGATTGTGTATCTTTAATAAAATGCATATCAAAACTTGATGTGTGCGTTAGTGGATCAGCCCCACTTGGACTATATGTATTACAAACTAATATATTAGTAATAGCATAGCGTTTTCCAGATGGAACAGTTAAAACATCTAATTGTGTGTCTGTTAATTGTGCGTTTTCAATTGCCATTGTCGTTCCTTTAAAATATAATGCTAAGTAGTAAAGCTCTGTTTTTACTTATTAGTTCATCATTGTTGTTATCTTCGTTAACGAAGTAAATTCCTGTTTTTCCTTCACTAGGTTCTTTGCTGTAAATTCTTACACCTTCACTTGGTAATGCAGGATTAACAGCACCGTCATCATCTCCTGGTGTTTTAGTTAACTCTAACATATCTTTAATTTTTACTGCACCAGTTCCTGGAGCAGATAATACTAAATCTTGGTTACTAGTTACTGTTTGTATTTGACCATCTTTTAATTCAATGCCAGCAAATTCTATTCTGTTGTCGTAAAAATCACCTATTACAGTTCCTTCTACTTGTACTTCAATTTTACTTTCAGCACCAGTTGTTATACCACTGTTTGGTGTATAATCACTAGCAGTAGCACCACTAGTTGATACATTAACTTCAATTAGTGTTTTACTCGGAACATCTACTACTGAAAATGTACCATTTAAATTTAATAATTGTGTACTAGCACCTGTTTGCGTTACACCACTAATAGTTATTTGATCACCTGCTATATAGCCGTGACTATTTGGTGTTGCTATTGTAGTTGTCGAACTAGCAGTTACAACGCCACTAATAATATGATTAGTATCTTTAACAACTATTTGACTGTTGTCTTCTTGAATTTTGCTAATTTCAACAAAGTTAATTGAATAATCAACATAGTCTTTTACTGCTTTAGTATTAGGTATGTTGTCGTCATCAATTGTAATTAATGATGTTAGTGGGTCTGGAGTAATCGTACCGTTTTCGTATCTCCAAACTTTTTCTTCGTAGTTTGTAGATCCAGTAACAGTTACAACACCTGCACCAACACTAATGTATAAGTCGCCGCCTGCAATAATACCTGGTGTAGCTAATGGTAATGTTTGTTCAACTCCAACATAACCTGTAGTAGCAGTCCATGTACCAATTCCGCTTGTACCGCCAAGTGTCCAAGTTATGCTGTCGTCATAAACCCATCTACTAGGAGCATATTGTCCACGGTCAATTGCAATGCCACTTGAATAAGGTCTATCTAAACTTGCCGGTAGTCCTAATCCTGTATTTCCTTCGTTTAATAATATTACATTGTCAGCAAAGGTAGTTATAGTAGACTCAACTGTTGTTGTGTCTCCTCTTATCTCTAAGTCTCCTGTAACAATTACACGACCTGCACCATCAAGTGCACCGTTTGTAGTATCAAGTGTAATATTTCCACCATTACTTACAATTACTTTGTAATCATTATCTGTAATTCTTAAAACTTTTGACATATATTATCCCTCTTCAGTCAACAATGCAATACTTGCTGTTGAGTCATTATCAACTTCGAAGCTATAAGAAATATTTTTAAAATCTGTCATTATGTTATCAACTATAGAAGCAATAAACACAAATGTTGCACTTTTTAAAACATAACCTGTTATAGACATTTCGTTATCATCTAAGTTATCAACTTGTTTATTAACAAGCGTACAAACACCTTCGTTACCCTCATCATCTTTAACTTTAAAAGTTTTATTAGATAGTCGCGCTAAGACAACTCCGTAAAGAGATGCCTTAGCGTTTCCTATTTTAACTGAAACTACTAAGTCTTTTAATGACTGTAATAAATCGTAAAAGATGTTAATAGGACGTTCCATTAAATTAGTCCTTATGCGTCTTCTGTGAAGTCGTCGTCATCAGTTCCGATTAATGTATCATCGTCACCAGCTTCTTCAACTTGTGCCGCACCGTCTGCTACAGATG